TGCCGCTGGCCGTGGTTTCCACTGCACTGACACGCTGCGTTATGCTGTCAGCGGTCACTTCCAGCGTTCCCACGCGCGTAGCTATGCCGTCTGCCTTTTCGTCTACGGCGGTCACGCTGGCTTCTATGGCCGTGGCCCTTACTTGCAGCTGGCCTATGGCCGTGCTGTTGCCCTCTGCTTTGGTTTCAACAGCAGACACGCGCGCTGTGATACTTTCGGCTGTCACCTCCAAAGTACCTATGCGCGTCGTGTTGCTGTCTACTTTTGCGTCTATGCGCTGACACTCCAGTAAGATGTGCTGCGCTGTCTGTTCTATCCGGCTTTCGTAGTAGGCGTATTCGTTCAGCGTCAGCATGACACTATGGATATACACCACGCCAGTAGTGGCTATTGTCAGTTTGCCGCTACCAGTCCAGTAGCCCGTAGCCTCAACGTGCAAATATTCGCCGTCTACGGTTAAGTTTTCTTCTAAGTATGTCAGCGGCGTATAGTCGGCAAAGCCCGTCTTTGTTTCGTTCTCTATCTTGATAAGCAGCTGGCCAGCCTCAACGGCTTTCACATACAGCGACAAATACACTGGCACGGCCCGCTTCTTTTCGTCTACGGTCTTTATTTCCGGGTGCTTTGCCATGTCAGCAGACAGCTGTATTAGGCTGCTGGAAGCTATGCGCGCCACCGGGTGCCCGTCGTCAGTAGTCCAGCTGCACCCCGGCCCCAACTTGTTAGCCAGCGGCGACTTGTTGGCCCATACATACTTTGACCCCACTTCAAAATAGCGCGTGGCCGCTTCACCCTGCCAGCCGTTCAAGTCGGTGGCAAAGCTGCCGTTTGTCAGGTAGTTGTCTTTGTCGGTGGCCGTCCGCACGGTTTCGGTCACTACGCTGGTAATTTTGCCGTCTATGACTTGTAAGAGGCTGCGCCCGTCATTCAGATAGAAGTCACCAGTAAAGATATTCCCGTGTGGGCTGATGCGCGTTTTCTGCCTACCGTCCAGTCGGTAGCTGCTTATTCCGGCATACTGCGTAATGGCTGGCGCGTCTGTGCCTACGGCTGACAGCAGTATGGCGTTCTGTCGCTCCTTGTCGGTTCTGTTGCCTAACTGCACCACATGGTCGCCCACGGCTGGCGCGTCGCTGCTAACCTCGCAGTCAGCCTTTGAAATATCTATGTAGTCTTCGCCCACTTCTGTCACCAGTCGCCACCAGTAGCGGTTTTGCACGTTTTGGTACACTCCGGCCTTGATGTTGAATGTCTGGCAGCGCGCTTGGTCGCCTGCGCGCCAGTAGTTCATAGTGGCCGTAGTGCCGTCGTCATTCTTCAGTCCGCACCGCCAGCAGTCACTTCTTTCTTCCACTGACACTATGATACTGCCTGCCCCGGAAAGCAGCAGATTACCGCCCACGTATGACAGCCGTCTTATTTCCAGTTCCTCAAAGATGGCTTTCACGCGCACCAGCAGCTTGTCAGTTTCCAGTACCCACATGCCGCCAGCGTCCTTATACATGCCTATGCCTGCGCCTAACATGCCGCCAGCCTGCCAGTCGGGTGTCTTCAGATATGCGAATATGGCACCGCCCAGCAGTTTCAGCAGATAGCGTGTTTCGTCTTCAGTGTCTTTGCGTAGGAAAGTGCCTATCAGTTTGGCCACGGTCATAATGGCCGTGTCGTCAGCCTCAACGTCGCCGCCGCTCTGAATGGCGCGCACTATCTTTGCGTCACCCAGCCACATGCCGCGCACCAGCGTAATAAAGTCCTCAAAGGTTATCTTTCCTTTGGCCGTGTCGTCTTTCAGCTTCGACAAAAATTTGCTTTCAGCGCGCTTTTCAGCGTCTTCTATTTTGCCGTCTATTTTCTGCCAGTCTGTGCTGTCAGCTGTCAAGTTCTTGGCCTTGTCGGCTATGTCGGCTGTCTTCGCGTGGTCAGCCTCACCCACTCTGTCAGCCGTCTGCGCGTGAATGGCTTCGTTTGCGCTGTTGGCATGGTCGGCCATGTCGGCACGTATGGCGTTGGTGGCTGTGTCGGCATGTTCGGCACTGGTGGCTTCTGCTGCCGTCTGTGCCGTGTCTGCCGTCTGTGCGTGTGTGGCCTCGTCGGCCTTGTCAGCGGTTTTGGCACGTTCTGCCACTTTTGCGGTTCCGGCTTCCTCTGCAAATTTTGCAGTTCCGGCTTCCTCTGCATACTTCCCGCTGCCACTGGTCTCACTGGTTTCGCTGCCAGTGCCGCCAGTGGTCACGTTGTTTATTATCGTCGTGCCGCCGCTGCCGCCTTTGAAGTTCTTGCTACGGCCTTTGTCCGGGATAATATAGCTTATTACTTTTACGTCTTTCATTCTTCAAATGTTATCATTTGCACGGTGGCCGTGTCGTTTGCGTAGTCTATTTCGCCGCCAGTCTGCACAAAGCGCGCGCCGGGCTGTGTTTTGTCTGTAATGATGTCGGCTGGCAGAAGCCCGGCGTTTTGCCGTAGCTGCTGTGACAGCTTCATTTTCGGCTTGTCGTACTGGTTTATGATTCTGCGTAGTAGCATTTCTTCCGGCCTAACGTATCTGTGCGTCACGCCCTCATATAGATGGTTCTCTATGTACTGGCCTGCCAGCATTACTTTACTGAAGCAGGTGCCGTCATTGTTGTAGCTGCTTATCTTGGCTTCTATTTCGTCCATTTCGTTGATAAAGTCAGCGTTCACTTCGTTGGTATAGATGCGGTCGCCGCCCTCGTCGGCTGTCACGCTGCCGTTATCCATGATGTCGTATGTCAGTTTCAGCTTTTGCAGCGATATGTTACGGCTGGCTCCTATAATGGAAAATTCCACGCTGCCTTGCAGCTGTTCCAGTATAGGCACAGCGAAGCAGTCTACTGGCCCTAATGCGGCTATTTGCTCCGGCGTGGCTTTCTGTTTGGCCTCGCCGTTCTCGTCAAGCTCTACGCTGAAGTGGCATTTGTCAGCCTGCCAGCTGGTGCCGTTCCAGTATTTTGTGCCGATACGCAGAATACAGTACATGTTCACGGTTTCGCCTTTTCGCGCGTTCAAGCCTGCCGTCCAGTCAGTGTCTTGTTTGGCCTCTATCTTTACCCAGCCGTTAGGATAGGTGGCTTCCGGCGTGGCATTGGCAAATGACAGCAGCGACTTTTCTTCCATGCGCACGGCAAAGCCTACCATTTGCCAGCTGTCGTTATACGTCCGTTGCCCTAAACCTACTGACAGAATAAGCAGATGGTTCTGCCAGTTCCATTCACTGCTTTCCAGTTTGTCGTCCGGGAATACCAGCTGAATGTCCTTTGTGATGTCGCCAGTGTTGGCCACTCTCTCGCCGTGGCCCTCGCTGACATACTTAATGGCGGCTGTGCGCATAAAGAAAGCCCCGTATATCACGGCGTTTGGCCCGGTCGGATAAGCGTACAGATAGCCGTCGTTTGGCCCTATTGGGTGCTGGTATGTCGTGGCCACGTCTGCCAGTGCTATGTCTTCCACTTTCTCGTACAGCGTTTCACCTATATGTTCCAGCGGGTTTATGTGCATAATGCGCTCACCGTCTACGGTGTACTGTGTAGGCTTAAACTGCCGTATCTTCCACTTTATGCCGTCCAGCATTTTAGTAGCGCACCGCCTGCGCCAGTAGTGTGTATCTCTGTCGGTACTCCACTTTGCATCCGGATTGTTGCTTACAGAATATGTTATATCAGTTTCCCATGACTTTATTACTGGCAGCGCGGCCATGTCGTCGTTTGGCAGCACGGCGGCACTGTTTCCGCTCTGTGCCGCTGAATAATTACTTACTTTGATGGTGGCTTTGTTGTAGCCGCCCAGCAAATCAAGTGTGTGCTGGCTTCCATGGTAGCCGATGGCCTGCACACTCTTATAGGCTGGCTTCACGGCGTTAGCCTCAACCAGTGGCAGTGCGCTACTTATGCTGTATGCGTCGTATGCGTCTTTATAGTCGAAGTCTGCCAGCCAAATGTCACCGCGCCAGTCGCAAAGCGTCACATGCGCAAAGCGGCATATTTCTTCCAGCACTTCCAGCCAGTTCATTGGTTTGTTTTCTTCGTCGAAAAAGTTCTGTTCTGATATTTGGCAGTCGTCACGCAGTAGCGCGTTTTCGCCGTAGTGGCTGTTATCTATGGCGAATGTGTGCGGAATATACACACGGCTGTAGCGGCCTGCTGCCAGCGTCAGCGCGCGGCCTATTAGACTACGCAGGCTGACAAAGCCCAGCTTTCCGTCTGCCGCTGCTGCCTTGTAGCTGATTTGTTCCAGCACACTGACGGCACTTTGCACTTCGATGTCTAACGGCTGTGTGCCGCCGCTGTAGTCCTGCGTATATTCTTCCGGCCTCACAAAGCCACACCATGCCACGCTTTCCGTTTCGCCGTCGATGTGTACCAGCGTCACACGGTACTGCTGCCACCCGGTAGCAAAGAGGCTCTGAAGTTCGCTGCCGCCCACTACCTGCACGGTGCCAGTGGATAGCCTCAACGGCGAATAAATAAAAGCGTCGTCTGCTATATTGACTGTCAGCGGACACGGCGCGCCAGTAAGCTGTACTGACGTGCCGCTGTAGCCGCTTTCTTCTATCTCTACACGGTATCTGTTGCCGCGTAGCGAAGCGAATGGAATAGTATATTTTAGTCCGTATGTCATGGAATATTGACTTTATATTACGTCACCGTCAGCGACTTTTGCCCCCTCGGTGTCATGGCTTCTTAGCCTGCTTTTTGTAGTTCTCAATTAGCAAATACATATTGCTGCCGCGCAAAACGCCTATCACCTTTTTGCCGTCTAAGCCACCGCCCAGCCTATCACTGTTAATGGCGTTCCACAAATGCCGCTGCTGCGTACCGTTAAGAATCATTTCCCCGGCATTGACACGGGCCAGCTGTAAGTCATTTATACTGCTGCCGCCTTGTATCACGCCACCGCCTGCAAACTTCGGAATGGCCGCAAACATGGCCAGCACGGCACCTATGGCAGCAGCCACGGCCAGCAGATTTGCAGGGAATGGCAGCTTTGCGGCACTGGCTCCGGCTGAAGACGCTGCACTGGCAGTGTTGGCCGCTACGTCCGTGGTGGCCTTTGCTACGGTGGCTGCACTGGCGGCTTGGTCGCTGGCTATGCCCTGCGCGTTAGCAGCCACTTTCTGCGCGTTGGTCGTCTGTGTCATGGCAGCTTCAGCGGCCTGCGCTTTCTGTAGCGTTTCGCTGGCTTCAGTCCATGCGTTCACGGCTTCTATTATTCGTAGTATGCCGTCCACGCTCTGCGTCATGGCGTTCCAGATAGCTTGTATCTGCTGCCATGGCGTAGCGTCTTCGTCTGAAAGCGTGTCCGCTAAGTTAGTCCATGCACTTACGATGGTGTTTGTACTGCTGGCTAAATCTTTGACGCTGTTCCATTCTGTCTTTGCTAAGTCCTTTTGCAGTTCTTTGATGTCGGCGCGTACCTTTGACAGCTTTAATGCCTCGTCTAAAGACGTGATTTTCTGCATTTGCGCGTCTATCTCCGCTGTCATGTCGCTGGCCAGCGATTTCATTTCTGCCAGCTTTTTCTTTGCCAGTTCCAGCTGGTAGGCTATTTCTGTCTGCGCTATCTCGTCGGCTGACAGCTTGTAGTCAAATGTGCGGTCACGTCCGGGCTGCTTTGCCAGTTCTGCGTTCATGGCTCCCGTTTCCAGTGCCTTTCTGTACTGCTGTATGACTTGTATAGTATGCTTCTGTTCGTCTGTCAGCCCGTCTATGGCCGCTGCCGCCTCTATGAAGCGCGTCTGTGCGGCTATCACTGCTTTGGCGTAGGCTTCTTCTGTCAGCGCGCCGTTAGCTTTCCGGCGTTCTGCTTCGGCCAGTGTGCGTGTGTAGGTGGCCTGCACTTCTGCCAGTTCTCGGCTGGCTTTGTCGGCTTTGTCGGCTTTTACCTTTACTTCTAACTGTTTGGCTAACGCTGATTCCCGCGCGGCCACGTCGTCACTGCTGCGTAGCCTCAGCAGCGTTTCTTCTGCCAGCCGGGAAAGCTGCTGCTGGTAGTCGTTTTCGGTTATCAGTTCCAGCCGCTTCTTTTCTTCCAGTTCTCGCAGACTGCGTGTATAGTCTTCTTGTGCTTTCTGTAGGTCGCTTTTTGTTTTGTTGTCACCGCTACCGCTTCCCCCGGTGCCGGTGCCGCCACCACCACCGCCACCAGTTCCCCCGGTGCCGCTGCTGACGGTTATTTCGTTCATTTCGCGCGTCTTTTCTTCGATATAGCCATTTAGCGTGTTCACATTGGCTTGCAGCTTTGCCCATTGCGCCTTAAACGCGCGGTAGCCTGCCGGGCTGGCTCCAGCTTCGCGTATAGCGTCGTTTTCGCTCATACCCATAACTTTCTCGTTAAAGTACGCTGCCGTCACGCCACGGCTGGCGTTCTTTTCAAAGTCTGACAGCTTCAGCTCTGCGTCGGCCAGTTTGCTGCTGGCAGACTGTATCTGTGCGGCCAGCTTCAGCTTCTTGCAGTATGCGTCAAGCGCGTTTGTATTGTCGTTAATCAGTTTGCCCTCTTGTGTCAAGCTGGCGTGATATTCCGGCACGATGCGCTGCAAGTCTGCTATGGCCTGCTGGCGGTTCTTTATGCTCTGTGTGTTGTCATGTACGATTTTTGACAGCGCGGCTATTTTGGCCCGCTGTTCGTCTTCCGTCCGGCTGGCTTCACGTTCTACGTCTTTGATGATGTCACGCGCGCCCATGGCCTCTTTCACCAAAGAGGAAATTTTGCTGATAACTTCCACTATTACGGTCATAAGAAGCATTGGCCACACAGTAGTCCAAATAGCTTTCATGGCAGCAGCAGCCGTAGCAGCAGCAGTCTTTATCTTTATCATGGCCAGCTGCCACCCGGTAGCACTCTTTACGGCTGCTGCCTGCGCGTCAGCGGCTTTGGCGGCTTCAGTGGCCTTTGTTACGGCCAGTTCGTTTGCTTTCAGTTGTCGCTTCTTTGCTTCCAGCTGTACTTCGATGGCTAAACGCTGGTCTGCGCTGGCCTTTTCCAGCTGTGCTTCCAGTGACTTGATTTGTTTTCGCAGTGTCAGCCCGGCGCGCTCTAACGTGTTTACTCTCGCGTGTGCGGCCTGCGCCTGCGCGGCCATGCTCATAAATGCAGCACTGCCAGCAGCCTGCCACTGCCGGAAATACTGTATTACCTTAACGCCTGCAAAGATGGCCAGTATTTTCACGGCCAGCGTTCCTAAATTCTCCGTGGCATAGCGTATAAAGCCAGTCAGTGCTTCCAGTGGTGCCACAAAGAGGTTTTCGCCGCCTTGGAATATTTGTATTTGAAACGCTTCCCATGCAGAAGACAAAGAGGCCAGCGCGTTTTCCATGCGTCCGCTGCCCTGCTCAAACATTCTTTCTGTTTCGCCGTAGCTGCTGGCCAGCGTGTCGTTCAACTCTATAAACTTTTCGTAGTTGTTTATCAGTGCTGCCGCGCCGCTGAAAGCACGTCTGCCAAACACGTCTGCCAAATCTTGGTTACTTTTGCCTATGCCGCTTTCATACAGCTTTTTCAGTGTTCCGGCCAGCCCGTCAGCGGCTATGGTTTCTTGGTTGATTTGCAGCCCGTACTTTGCCAGTGCCTTTGCACCTTTATCACTTTCCGTGGATAGGCCCATAAATACTTGCTTCAGTGCCGTGCCTGCGTCTGCGCCCTTGATTCCCACATTTGCCAGCGTACCTAATGCGGCGTTGGTTTCTTGTATGCCTATGCCGCAGTTAGTGGCCAGCGGCGCGGCGTTCTTCACGGCCTCTGCCAGTTCCAGCACGTTAGTGGCACTGTGCGCTGCCGTACTTGAAAGCATGTCATTCACGGTGCCTAACTCGTCTACACTCATGGCAAAGCCATTCATGGTGTTGGTGGCCATGTCTGCCGCCTCTGCCAGTGAAATGCTGTTGGCCTGCGCCAGCTGTAGCGTCTTTGACAGTGCCGCCGTGGCCTGCGTCGGTGTCAGTCCGTTGCGCGTCAGGTTCTCCAAAGCAGCAGCGGCTTCGGTGGCCGTGTACTTCGTCGTGCCGCCCAGCCGCTTTGCCTCGGCTTCCATGGCCTTGAAGTCTTCAGTGCTGGCGTTGGTCACGGCGCGCACACGGGCCATGCCTGCTTCAAAGTCTTTGCCTGCGGCTATCATGCTGCGCCCTAACTCGGTTATGCCCAGCCCTATGCCCAGCCCGCCTAACGTGCTGACTATACTACTGCGTAGCTTCTTAAAATAGCCCTCTACTTCTGTCACTCCGTGCTTGATTCCCTGCGTCAGCAAGTTAAGCGCGATAGAAAAATTTAGCTTTGCCATATATACGTGCTGTTTATTCCTTGAATAGTGCTGCTGCTATCTTCTGTTCCAGTTCTGTGATGTGGTCGCTGTCTAACGGCGATTCCCATTCAAACGGTAGAAATTCTTTGGCGTTCTTGGCCTTGTTCTTGTCTATGTACGGCGATAACTGCAAGTAGGCCCAAAAGCGGCTGTTCTCCATGACACGCTGCTGGTGGTTCAAAGCAGCTTGTGACAGCCAGCGCAAATCTTCCAGTCCGCGTGATAGAAGAAACGTGCCGTCTATGCCGCCAGTGATAAGCTGGCCGCAAATCTCTGTCACTGATTCGTCGTTAGCCTGCTGGCCGTCTTTCTTGTCAGCCTCAACAGCAGCAGTGAATTGTTCTATATATTTGAAGTCAAGCGCGGCGCGCCGGGCCACGCTTTCAAGTGCTTTCGTGTTTGGTGCTGACAGCAGCGCGTCGCGGTATTCTGCCAGCGTGTATTTGTATCTGTCAGCATACTGCACATAGCCCAGCGCGGTCATGTCGTCCACGCTGCCGCCGTCAAAGTCTTGCAGCCGCTTGTGCGTCAGCTGCTCCCACTGTATTACGTTTTCTATCGTTAGCATACAAATGAAGAAAGAAGCCAGCCAGTTTGCCCGGCTGGCTCCCTCATTAAACCTAAAAACTATGATTATGGCAAACTACACGTCTATGCTCCGGCTCCGGCGGTCTGCTTCAGCGCGCCAGTTCCCTGCATGTTGCACTGAAATTTGATGAGGTTTCCGGCCTCGCTGGTCACGGTGCTGCCAGTGATGTGCGCTTTGCCCGTGTAGCTGGCTACGCTGGTGTCCTTTGTCACGGTCACGCCTCCGTCGTCTGTGTCCGTGATGGTACACTTGCCAAACCAAATAGTCAGCGTTTTGCCCTCTATCTGATTCTTCACAAGCCCGTCGGCACTAATGCCGCCAGATTTCTTCGTGATGAATGACTGGCCGTTAAGCGTCCAGCCTTTCTTTCCGGGCAGACTGCTTTCCCAGCTGCCGTCCAGCTGATTGCTGGTGTCTACCATGTTCGTGTTCAGTGCCAGTTCGCAGCTGGTAGAAAACGCAAAAAGCGCGTCGTCTACATAAATCAGCATTTGGCCCTGCAAAATGTCTGCTGCGCTGTTAAATGCGCCCGTTGTTCCTGCCATGATGCAAAAATTTTAATTGTTAATACTGTTATTTTTGAAGTGTTCCGAATGTCAGTGTAAAAGCCTGCACTAAGACGGCCTCGCCAGTGTCCTTAAACTCTGCGGCCACGTCTTCCACGCAGTCGTCTATGTAGATAGCCACGCCGTTGTTTGCCATGTCGCGCACGGTCTTTTCTACGGCTTCTGCCATATCCAGTGTTTCGTCATAGTCGGTGCTGTAGCAGTTTACCAGCACTTCGGCCACGTTTTCGATGTTGCCCGTCTGCGTTTTTTCAGCACGGTAGCCGTCACGGCCATATAACACGTAGCTGCCAGTGGTGCCTTTCGGACAGCGCAAAGGAAAGATGCGCTGGCCCACTATTGCCGTCAGTGCTTCATTCTGTAGTAGCGCGTCACGTATCACTGCGCCTGCTCTTATGTTCGACTTTGCCATGATGTCTGTTTTATATTACTGCCAGTTCTGCCAGTTCTGCCCCCTCGGTGTCAGCGCATAATGCGCATGGCGGCTTTTTCTATACCCTCTATGACATAGCCCAAAGCTGTGCCAGTATCTTGTTCGCGCGTTTCGCTCCAGTAGCGTAGCGATGGCATTTTGCCACGGCTTTGCCCGCTGTGCGTTTCACGCTCCCCGGTGCCTAAGTCTACTAAGTGGCTGTGCGCACCTAATGGCCGTCTGAAGCCTACCAGCGCGCCCATGTTGCTGCGCTTCAGCTTCGTTGTGAATGACTTCAGCAGATTGCCGGGCTGTCTGCCAGTTTCGCGTCGCTGATGCGCTTTGTCTTTCTTCAGTCCGGCACGTAGGCGTTTGCGGCCTTGCTTCACTAAGTACGCACCGCCAGCACGTAGCCCGCTTTGCACGGCCCTTTCGCGCTCTATGTGTTGCAGCTGGCCCAGCACTCTGTCTAAGTGTTCTACGCCAGTGTATGTTACTTCTATTTCGTTGCTTATGCCGCCGCCAGTGCTGCCAGCAGTTTTTCCGTTGCCAAAGTATTCTGTCAGTCTTCCCATGGTTATTTTTGTATCTGCTGGCCCGTCAGTTCCAGCGACTTGTCACGCCGCTGTCTGATGGTTTGCGTTATCTTGTAGTCCTCGCCGTCGTAGCTAAAGCTGGTGGCACCTTGCAGCCGCTTGTCGTCACGTAGTTGCAGCGTCACTATTCCTTGCAGCTGTTCTTCCCCAGCTGACACGGCGGCTTTCTCCCGCTTATTGATACGGTGGCAGCGCACACGCGCCAGCAGCACGTTTCCACGCTTCACAAAGCCGCTGTCTGTCTGCGTCTGCTGTTCGCTGTAAACAGTGCAAAATTCGTCTAATAGTCCGGCGCGCATAGTTCTATCTGTATTTGATGTATGGCGTTATCAGTGACATAAGATTATACATTATTGGCGTAGGCTGGCCGCTGAAAGCCACTGGTTCCCGGTTTGCATACAGCCCGGCGGCATAGATAAGTATAGCCTGCTTCAGTGTCTTTGGCAGTTGGCCGTTGTGGGCCTTTGCTATATCTAATAACGGCTGCTGCACGGTCTTTTCCACCCATGCTTCTGCCGCGTCCAAATGGTCACACAGTATTTTGTCGTCGTCGTTGTGCTCTACGTTGCACTGACGCTTTATTTCTTCCAGTGTTGCAAATGTTGCCATGTCGTATGTCTTTAAGTGAAACGGCTGGCCAGCCTCAACGTGCCAGCCAGCCGCCTGCTGATAGAAAGAAAATACGGGTATCTTCCACGCTATCCCAGCTTATGTGGTCTTCTTCTTGATGTAAGCAAATGCTTCCTGCCGCAGTGCTTTCAAGTCCATGTGGCCATTCAGCACAAACCACGTCATATCACGCTTCATAGCTTCTTTGCTGGTGCTGTCGAAGCCTAAACGCTGCTGGCCAAAGAAGCCGCACACGTCATAGCTGAAGATACCAAAGCCCAGCTTGTCAGCGTCGAAGTCAGTGGTGTAGAAGACGGGTGTGCCGTCTATCTTGCCGTCCTGCAATATCATAAGGCCGCTGCCAGCGTCGCGCGGCGTGGTGGCCAGTTCTGCGTAGGTTTCCGGCGTACAGACGTAGCAGCCAAATTCGGCACCCAAAACGCCTTTGCCGATAACGCTATACTTCAGTGCCACGGCCTCGGCAAAGCTGAATGTCTTGGCGGCTGCGTTGATGGATGCTGCACCCACAAACGGGCCAGTGGGGAATGTAGCGGCCTGCCCTACCTGCGAAGTGCTGAATGTGATTTTGTTAATCAGATTCGCCACGCCAGTAGAAATAGACGTGATAACGATACTGCGCAGGCCAGTGGCTTGAATCATGGCCAAATTCGACACGGGAATACTGATGGAATAACGCTTTGGCTCCGGCGTAATTTTGCTGAAGTCCAGCTTGCTGTCGGTCACTTCCACATTCTCGCCTAAGAATGTGGCCTCAACTCCGCTGACTACCGGGAAATTCCACTGGCCCTCGATACCGTTCTGCATACGCAGGCCCACTTTGTCGTAGATAAGCAGGTGTGACAGCGGGCCGATGATGTCGTGCATGGTGATAGGCACAATAGGCGTGACAGAGTTCAACGTCTGAATGTCACCAGCAGCACGGGCCACAATGCGGTCTGCCTCTTGGTCACTGGTCGGAATAATCATGCAGTTAGGGTCTTCCGTGGCCCGCAGATAGGCGTACTTGTCAGGCAGTCCACGGTTCGAGCGCATGGCTACAAGAATTTCGGCTGTGGCCTGCTCACGGTCTGCGCGCTCCTGCACGGGTTCGTAGTCGGGCGTTTCCAGTATGTCAAGCTGTACTGCAAGCTGCTGGTTCGCGTTGCGAAGATTCCGCATTTCGGTGGTTTCATCTTCGGTCAGCCCGCGTTTCTCGGCTACCAGTTTGTCACTGATTTGCTGCATTTTCAGCTTGTTTGCGTCAAGCTGGCTGCGCAAATTCTTCTGCTTTGCGCGTGTTTCCGCGCTCATTTTCTTTTTTGGCATAGTCTTAACTTTATAAAGTTGGTGAAATAAAAATTTAGTGTCTTAACTCTATTTCCAGTGCTTCTTTCAGCCCGGCGTTTACCAGTTCCATGCTGCGCCAGTATTTTTCTTCCCGGCTCTCGTCGTCTTCGTCGTCGTTGTCGTCCGGGTCGGTTTCGTCAGCCTCGCCCAGCGCGCGCTTTATGGCTGCTTCCAGTTCTTGCATTTCTTCGGCGCGGGCCTCAACACTGCTGGCCGGATATGCAGGCCGCATGACTACGGCCACGTCCAGTAGCTTGTCTATGGTGTGTACGGTTCTTATGATTTGTTCTTTGCCGTTCTCGTCTTTCTCCTTGGTGTATGTCACATTCGTTTCGTCGTCTGTGTTCACATACATAAAGCTGCTGCCAGTGATGTTTCCGCGCTTCACATGCTCATACACAAAGTTTCCGTCTACGGTGTCCGGCGCGTCAAACGCATACTTTAAGCCCACGCTGTCTATGGATAGCGTCAGCGTTCCTTTGCCATTCAAGCTGCGCGCCAGCAGACGGCGGCTGTCATGCTCCACGGTGGCTATGATGTCGCTACGCTTCAGCAGGTCGTCAGTGATGGCCGACGGGCTGATAACTTCTATTACGCGCTTCCAAATGTTCCAGTCTGTCACCAGCACACTGCGCTGATTGAAGACTACTGCGTAGCCCTCTATGCGTCTGCTGCCCTCTACGGCGCGCGGCTGGTAGTTCTCGCCCTCAAAAGCGCGGATAAGTTTTCTTTGCTTACTCATTTTTTCGCTTTGCTTTATAATTACTTGTGCTTATTCTGTTTTTGCCCCCTCGGTGTCGTTTGGCTGGTTCTGCTGCTGACTGGTGCCGTGTATCTTCTCACTGTTGGCTGGTGCCACGTTGCAGCTTATAAAGAGGTCGTTTCCACCCGGTAGCGGCGCGCGGCCCTTACGCAGTCGTACTTCATTCGGTGTCATGCCGCCTGCCTGCACCATTTTCGTGAAATAGTCGGCTTCTGCCAGCACGTCGCTTTGATAGTAGTCTTCCAAATTGAATTTGATTTTGTAGTGACTGGCCACGCTCCGGCTTATCAGCTTTACTTCAAACTCGTTTTCTATTTTTCTAAGCAGTGGTGCCAGCGTGTCAGTCATATACACGGTTTGGCTGTTCTCGCTGGCTTTGTAGTTCGTGCTGGTCTGTGCAAACACTTTGTCCGGGTGTACTCCAAAGAAGCGGCATATTTCCAGTACGTTGAATTTCTTGCTGTCTAACAGCTGCAAGTCTGCTGGTGACAGTGCCAGCTGGTTAAAGCGCATAACGCCGGGTAGCTGAAAGATGCGCTTTCCGCTGCCTAACTCTGATTCCACGCGCTCACTGACTTTTTCCAGCTGGTCGTCTTGCAGCTGGCCAAAGCCCTGCGTCACGGTGTTGTCGCCGCTGATGAAGCCGCGCGTGGTGCTGCCGGGTTTGAAGTTGTCTATCTGAAGTTCGTCGGTCTTCATGCCGATTTGCAGCACACGCCCGGCATAAGCTATGGTGCTGGCTCCAGTTCTGCCGCCGTCAAGTGAAAAGTTACGCAGATGTACGATTTCGTCAGCCGCGAATGTGTCATGTATGCCGTTTAAGCTGTCGTTCACATGGTAGATGTTCAGAAGTGTGTCGTAACTGACGCTGTCAGTTTCCAGCAGCAGCAGCTTGTGTATTTCTCCACTGGCATACTGTGGCAGTATGTAGGCGTTTCCACGTAGTAGAATCTGAAGCACAGCGTTCTTCATAAAGTCAAACGCTGTAAGCACTCCGTTTGGCGCACGGTTAAGCAGATACTGAAGCGGATGGTCTTCGTCTATGGCAAACAGCTGATAGTCCACACCGTCACACTTTACTTCCCTGCGCCGTAGCACGTTCATTCCCAGCCCGGCCACACTGCTGCTAACGATGTCTGCGCACCTAAACACGGTGGCTATACGCACGGCCTGCTGTTCGCTCACGCCGTCGCCGCTGCCAAATATGGCTGATAGGTCGCCCATGGTGTTAGCCAGCACGTTTGCGTCGGCACTGCGTCTGTAGGCGCGTTCCGACACAGCTGGCTTCTTTCTCTTGAATCTGTCAAATATTCCCATTTTGCAGGTTTTTTATTTATATTACGTTGTTTATTTCTGTTTTTGCCCCCTCGGTGTCACTGCTTGCGCACTTGATTGTCTGCCATACCTAATGCCATAAGGCACGTTATTACGCCGTCTATCTTTGTTTTCTCACTGTCGTTTTTCTTGAATGGCTTTGCGTTGCCCATGTTGTCAGTCACCAGTACGGCGTTATCAAAGCAAAACTGCGTTATTGGGTTTGGTTCAAAGATAAGGTAGCCGCGTTCTATTCCCCGGCTCATGGCCAGCACGGGTGCCGTGAAGTGTACTGCTGTCTGCGGATAGTCAAACAGCTGGTCTTTATTGGCTCCCCATGCTATCAGTGTGTTTCTAAATTCGGCTGACTTGTAGCGGTCATAGCCAAATTTGTAGATTCGCAGATATTTGGAATTTGCCCAAATGTCCTGCACGATTTGCTGATAGTCTATAATGTTGCCTTTGCACAGCTTCAAGTGGCCAGCCTCGGCCCATTTCTTGTATAGTTCCCGGTTTGGGTGTTCTGCCAGCCTGCCTTCCGGGAAATAGTAGTCAGTCTTTAAGTAGCCCTGCTTTCTGTCTTTCAGATAGACAAAGTATGTCACGGCTGAAAAGTCATTATCTACGGATAAGTCTACGGCTACTTCTGCGTCAGCAGGCGCGCCCAGCTTTGTGAAGTCTATCTGTTCGCTATGGTCACGCACGGCTGCGCCCTCTATCCATGGCTTTGCGTTTCCACTGACGAATATATTTAGCATTTTCGTTAGAAATGTTTTCATGGCTTCTGCGTCCGTCTGCGCCCTCTCCCATTCTGCCGCGTAGTAGTCCGGCTGCACTGTGATTCCCAAATGCGGCTGCACCTTTGCCCATGTCGCCGGGTCGTCCGGCGCGTCGTCTGCGTCCGGCTCAAAGATGTGCGCAAATACTCTGTCGTTTTCCACGTCGCCACGCAGAATGTCTTTGTAGCGGTTTAGCATTGCCACAAATGGCCCGTTTGGTTTGTCGCTGGCAGTGGTTATGACTACCGTCAGCGGGTTCTTTCGCGCGCCCATACTGGTAGTTAGCACGCCGTACAGCTCGCTGCTGTCGGCTTGGCTGTATTCGTCCATAATCACCGTACTGGCGTTCAGTCCGTCCAGCGTGTCGGCCTTGCTGGCCAAACAGCGCACAAAAGCTGTGCGTCCGCTGCTGGCCGTATCTATCCATTCCACTTTTTCGCGCTTCAGCTTGAAAGACTTTAGCTGTGGGTCTAAGCCTTTCAGCACTTCTTTGATTTCCCTAAAGCAGATTTGCGCCTGCTCGTAGCTGTTGGCGGCTGTGTATGCCTGCGCGTTTGCGTCACCTACCAGCAAATCATAGACGGCAAAGCTGGTCACGCTGGTAGTCTTTGCGAATTTGCGCGGCACAAACAGCAGCACGTCACGAATTAGCCGCTTTCCCTCGCTGGTGTAAAAGCCCATGATGTTTGCAAACTGAAACACTTGTACGGGTGTCATTTTGTAGCGCGTCCGGCCATTCGCACCGTCAAACTTCAGACTTTCGTAGAATGTGATATAGTTCTGTACTTCGTTTATCCTAAATTCGTAGCGTGAAAGAAAATTAAAGAAGCGGCGAAGTGCCAGCAATTCCCAAAGATTATGTTTGTCCGGCGACATGATAAGGCCACGCGCGTACACTTCCAGCCGGTAGTCTATAGCTGTCAAGTTGTACGCTTCCACGCTGACAGCTGCCAGTTCGCTGCTGACGGCTGATTTCAGCGCACGGGCCGCTTGTCGCTCGCTGTCTGTCACTTATCCCTGCTTTAGTTTAAGTATGACTGGCGCGCGGTTTTCTTCGATGGTACGGCGTAGTGTTTCCAGTGGGCTGTCCTCGCGTTCTTCCCTGCCCCCGTGGTCGTCGTCGCTGGCGCGTACCATGGCAGCGGATAGCCCTAACTGCTGCAAATACTTCTGTATGGCGTTGGCGTAGCTTAGATTCATAGCCACTGACGGATTCGCGCGCGTCTGTATGCTGGTTTTCGTGCTGTTCTCTACCGTCAGCCCGTTTCTATCTATGTCGGCACGGGTCTTTTGGTATAGTTCCAGCAGCGTAGCCAGCATGTATATAGCTGGTTCTTTCTCCGGCTTGTATAGTTCGGCTGACTTCAGCGCGGCTACTATCAGTTCAGCGTATGCGTCTGTCTTCTGTTGCTTCATGTATCTGTCAGAAGATACCAGCGTTGTAGATTTCTTTTTTGCTTCTTTCTCTGTTGCCATGTCTTCAGTCCTCAAAAAGTGATAAGATACTATTAGCGCGGTCTTCATTCCTACGGCTGGCCAGTTCTTTGTTCCGCGCAAAGCTGTGACTGCCTATTTCGTTATGAAGCCGCGCGTGGCAGTCTGCACAGACGGCTTCCAAATTCTGCCAGTCGTATGCCAGTGTCAGCATTTCTTCGTAGCTGTGGCCCTCTAATGGTCTGCGATGGTGTACCGCCGTGGCTGGCCACATTTCGCACTCCTCGCATAGTGGGTGTGCCGCCTTATATAGTCTGCTAACGCGCCGCCACTCCTTGCCGTGAATGATTCTGTTATAATTGTCGTCTTTGGCCATGTTATTTTGGTGTTCGCTTTAAGATGTCGGCTTTATAGGTCTTCTGCGCGCCCTCGGCTTCGTATTCGTCAAACATTTCTGCCACTTCGGCTTCTATACTACTGGCAGCGTCCGCTTTCTGCTTTCCCAGCCGCCCGGCTTTCTTGTTGAAGCGTTGGATATTATGCGCGTAGGTAACACGGCGTAGACTTTCGTATGCTGTTTCTAAATCTTTCTTCAGTGCCTCGTCAGTCGTAAAGAGGTCGGCCAGTTCCGGCGGCACTGGCGCGTCTATTACGTCGTTTTCCGGGTCGGCCACACGCAGAAATGTGTGTATCAGATAGCGCACTAATGCGTAGTCGCTGGCAAAGCCTGCGCGCTTCGCTACAGACTTCAGACGCTTTGCGTCAGCTTCCAGTAGGCGTGTGCCTACTTTTACGAATTTAATTTCTTTCATAATCAGCGTTTTATAGGTTTCTGTGCGCAAAGATACTAAGAAATTCGCAAAGTTAGTACAAACGTGCTAACAAAACAGCGCGGCAGTGGCCGCGCTGCATAATTCAAATAGATTAACTAAAATCCCTTAACCTTTGCACCCTCACGGGCTGAAAATATGGTTATTTACGACGGCGCAAAGGTACACAAAATAATTCTATTCTTTAGCACGTTTGAGTTTATATTTTTGATTAAATTCTGCGTCATACATGATGGCCAAATAGCTTCCGTTCCATACAAGCCAGTCGCCGGGATAGGCTGCGCCCTTTACTGTCATGTACTTTAGTTCTCTCCATTCCTCTGTTTTGCCGCCTGCAAATGTGGTTACGTGGTGTTCCCATTCCGCTTTTTCCACGCCGCTGACTTGCAGCATGGCCGGAATGTTTTCATTCAGCTGTATTGCGCACACGTCAGCCGCTTCTTTAATGGTGTATATATCATAGTGGCTGGTGTCGAATTGTTTCACCGGGTTTTCTTCTATCATAAGTATATACTTTTAATTCGTTTGTATTTTCTTTCTTCACTGCAAAAGTATATACTTATGCAGTGGCAGCACTCTTAAACCAGTGGGCCGCGCCTACGGTGTTGCCCGGCTGAAAGCGTCCATGGCCCAGCTTGTTATTCTTGATGCGCGCCCATATTAGTGACTGGTGCTGCATACGTCGAAGCCAGTTGTTATCTTTCTGAAGCCCCAGCTGCTTTGCTTTCCTTTGAATGGTGGCCCGTGACACGCCTAACAGTTCTACCAGTTCAGCGTTTGTCGTGGTGGCATACCAGCGTCGCAAATCACACAGCATTTGGCCAGTCCACACGCGCACTACGGGAATACAGCCGTGGTGCCGTTCATATATTCTGCCAGTGGCAGCGTCATAATATTTTTCTTTCATAAGCCTGCTATTTGAATAAGTCTAACTGAATAGCGTTGCCCCCCCCCCCCGCGCACATTCCAGCTTCAAGTGTGTGTAGACGCGCTTGTGTGCTGGCTTCTTACGTTCTCTGTCGTAGATGTTCTGTGCTATATCTCGCTGGCATGGTAGTGTGATAGCCTCGCGTTCCCTTGTCAGTCGGTTAATTCCCGTCACCGTCCAGCGGCCACGGTAGCCGTCTTTACGCTGCTTTTTTGCTCTCATACGCCTAAGTCTTTTACCAGTTCGTCGTCTATCTCCCAAAGCCCCAGCTTTCCTTTCACTGGCAGCGCGTTAGTGTATAATACCGGGTTTCGCAGTAGCCAGTTATACGGGCCTGCCTCTGCCCAAATACTTTCGTCATTCTTCACTACGTCGTAGACTTCCACACTGCCGATAATAGCCCCGTTCTGCCACTTGTGACATAGATAGTCTACTATCTTTCCGTGCTGCTCCACGGCTTTCTTCTGTGCTTCTGTAAGCAGCTGGTTCAGCCGTAGCAGTTCAGGCGCGCCAGCTGCATGAATCAGTATGCGGCCACGGTACTGCGTTTGCCACGTTCTGTTTTCTACGTCTTTAATGCCGTCGGCTATAAGCTGCGCCCACGGCTGCTTGATAGTTAATACTTTTGCCATAATTTCTTTCTATTAGTCGAATAATGATAACTGAATGTATTTGCTTTCTTGTTCTTTCTTTTTCCGGCGCGTCCGGGCTGTTGTCTGCCGTGGCTTTTCCGGCTTGGCCTGCACTGGTTCCGGCTGTGTCACTGGTTCCATGGCTGGCGGTTCTGCTGGTTCCGGCTGTACTTGCGCGGCTGGTTCCAGTGGCTTTGCTGCTGGCCGTGCCGCCTTATGGTAGCCCAGCTTCTTTGCTATGTACCTACGGAAAAGCTGGTAGCTTTCTTCCAGATAGGCCACGTCTAAATGGTTGCGTTCGTTGTTCCAGTGTGCTTGCAGGAAAGCACGGTGTTCTGCCAACAGTTCGTCAGCGGTCTTTTCGTCGGCTGGCTGGCTTTGAGGTGCCACGGCCTGCACTGGTTCCGGCTTCACGTCCGGCTGTGTAGCCTGCTGCCTGCGCTGGTTCCACCGCTGCTGATAGTCGGCCCATGCTGCTGCCGCTGCCTCGCTGGTGTCATAAACGTGGTTCTGATGGTAGGCACAGACGCTTTCGCAGCCCGGTAATATTGGCTTGCCGTCGCTGCCGGGAATGGTCATAAGTATTGGCACCCATTCTTTCCACGTCGCACCCTCAAACTTGTGTGCTGCGCGGTCTGTCACGGTGCCACATACGACATGGCCGTACCAGTTCACGTAAACTTTACTTCCTACTGCGTTCATAGCCTAATATACCCCTTTTTCAAAGTGTTCTATTTCTAATGGTAGACGGCGCGCTGGCTCGTAGCGTTTCTGACATGATGCAGGCAGCGGCGCGTTAGCTACTTCACGCTGGCCACTGGCAGCGCACTGGCTTATTATTGGGTCGTTGCCCCACTGCATAAGATGCGCTTTGGCGCACGTCATGCAGGTGCCAGTGCTGCGCCGTTGGCCTGCGTTCTGTGTTCTCCTTGCTACCATGTCAGCCAAATATATACACGGTCTGCTATCACTCCCAGCAGCATGATACACGCTGCCAGCAGCCAGCCGGATAGCTTTACGTGCTTAAACTGGTTTGTTACTACGGCCAGCACGAAAAGAAGCAGTGCTGCCAGTGCTAAGATAATTACTGTCTGTTTCATAATTTTGCTGTTTTAAGATATTGTTTAACAATAGAAATAAATTCTTCAAGTGTGTAGACGACGACGTACAAGTTTCCGTGTGCCTCTGTAGATACCTGCCACTCCTTTTGTAAGTCTGTCTGTTTGTTCTTTCCATGCTTCAGTTCAATACAAAGCGCGCCGTATTTGTCATTTGGTATTAACAGAATCAAGTCTGCCACACCAGCCACCACGCCAGCGGCTTTCATGTTAGCGGCTTCTTTCTTGTTTCTACTGCCGCCGTTTGGTACTGCGAAAAGCTGCCGCCAGTGTAGCGGGTACTGGTATCTAAACCACTCTACGCAGTCCATTTGCAGCCGTTCTTCCGGGTTGTCGTAGTGTTGTTTGGCTTTCAGCCCGGCTACTTCGGCTTTGTTTTGCTTCAGCATTTCTTCGTAGGTCATAACTTCCAGTGGTTACATACGTGGCAGACTGCTAACTGGCACGTCACCGGGTAGCGGCGCGGCCTGCTGCTTTCTCTCTGTCAGTGTCAGCATAGAAGCGTCGATGTACGCGGCTGTAACTTGCTGGCCTTGCTCGTTTGTATATGTGTCGTACTTCAGCATACCGCGCACATAGATAAAAGCACCTTTGCGCAAATACTTCTGCACATATTCCGCGTTCTTATCCCAGCAGACTATGTTATGCCACTGCGTTGCTTTAGGAATTTCCCTGCCGTCTTTGGTAGTGAAGCCGCCCGTACTGGTAGCCAGTGAAAAGCGCGCCACCAGCCCGCCGTTCTGTAAACCTTGAAATTCCGGCTCCCTGCCGACATTTCCCAATAGAATCACTAAGTTTTCGTAAGTCATACGTTCTTAAATTTTGAAGTTATACAATTCTGCTTTTTATATTCTTCCATTTTCTTGATGGTTTCCCACGCTATGACAGCACGCCCCAGCAGCCGCCAAAACTCTTTGTTACGTCTTATTCGCATACGCTAACGGTTTAGATAGTTCGATAAGAAACTGCGCGTGCTTGTCAAGTTCTGCCAGTTCGTCTTTATTTCTCGCGCACTCACGCCACTGGTAGAAAACAAAGCTACGCCCGGAAAGATGGTCGCTGTGTAGTCGTACCGATACCAGTACGCATGTCTGATTTGGCATATCTCTTTGGTATCTCGTTTCTACCGTTATTTCCAGTACGCCCAGCGCGGCCACTTGTAAGTTATGCACATAACGCAGTATGTCTTTTAGTTGTGACATTCCGGCGCACTCTGATGTTTTGTTTTCTCTATTCATAAGTATATACTTGTAGGTTCGTTACTACTGCCAACATGTGCGCGCCTGCGCGGCCATGTGCGCGAATTTCACACTTTTCAAAATGCCGTTTTTGGCCGTTTCCGTGGCCGCTGACGACTTATAAATCACGCCCCGCCACATACCCAGCCGACGACATACCGCCCCGCAAACAGCCTCAAATTTCCCGTTTTCCATCTTGCCCACACATGCCGCGTGTGAAGACTCTTTCGGGGAGAGGGTTACGGCACCTATCCGGCGTTCAAGTAATGATAGCCCCACTTTAACACTTTTTAGGTTCAATTTCGGCACCCGGTCAAAGCGCATTTTCCATGCACTGCACAAAGTGCTTTTCTTCAAATATCCAGTCGAAGTCAGCAGCTTGTTTCCGGCGTTTCGTTCTGCCGTTCAGAAATGCGCTTCGCATAGCATTACTGACAGCAACTTTTAGATGTTCTGACTTGTATTTCTTTAGAATGATTCGTAGCTTCACACGTCTTTCGTCTGTTATCGCGCGCACTGGCTTGATGTCGCTTTGATACAACTTTATGCACTTGTTGAAGTATAGCATAATCAGCGTAAACGCTGTTTCTTCATTCGGTGCCAGCCACGGGTCTCTATTTTCTTTTTTTTCTTCCCCAGCTTCATGCGCGTGTGTGTCTGTCTGTGTGTGTGAATTATTTAAAGAAGCGTTAGCTTCTACATTCTCATTCTCATTTACATTCTCATTTACATTCTCATTTACATTCTCATTTACATTCTCATTTACATTCTCATTTACATTCTCATTATGTGCGTCTTTGTGGTCACTTGTGCTTTTTGTGGTCACTTGTGCTTTTTGTGCTTTCTTGTGGTCACTTGTGCTTTTTTGTGATTCACGCTTTTTCTTTTCGCGCTCCAGTGCTGCCACGCGCCGCTTCTCGCATACAGTAGCGTACTTGTTACTGTCTATATCTATCTGTATGCGTAGAAAGCTGGCAGCTACACGCACAGCTTCGTCTGTCATTGCTGGCATGGTGCCAGTAGATGCGTACTGAAAGAGGCAGTCAAGAAGCTGGCCTTTCTGTTCAGTTGTCAGTTCTTTTAGTGCTTCATATTGCGCTGTGTATAGTATAAAGCTGTCTTTCATTCTTTTCTTTATTTTGAAGTTACACACTACAGCCTGCTGGCTAAGAAGCCTATCACACAGTTATATGGATAACGCCAGTCTGCCTTTCCTACCTTTAGGCGCGGCCAGTCTTTGGCATGGTGCCGGGCAAATGATTCTGACAGTCTTAGACGTTGTGCCAGCTCTGTGATGGTCAGCAGTTCGTCACCATAGTACGGGTTTTCTGCCAGCCTCAACTTGTGAAGTTCTTCAGCTATCATACGCGCGTCGTTTCGGTTCAGCATGGCTTCGTTAGTTTAGAATGATATGCTTTGCGTCCTTATAGATTCCCAGCCTACGCAGTATTCCCACCACTCCGGCGCGCGTCAGTTCGTGACGCTCTGCCACTTCGTCTAAGGCTCTGTTTGGCTTGTAGCCAGCAGCCTGCACTACTGGCCAAATCTCTCTAAAGCTGGCCGCTACTGCCGCTTCACGGTCTGCTTTCCGGCGTTCATTCGCCGTCTTCTTAATCTCGTTTACACTCATATTATTTGCTTTCAAGTTGTTTCTGAAAATGTCTATCTGCCAGCGTTGCTTCCATAAGCATAACTTTCTGTAGCCTTATTAGGTCTTCATGTGTCAGTGGCTTGTCTTCGTCGTCTTCGTTCTTTACGCCACTAAATAAGTTATGCTTCATTATGTAGGCTTGTGCCAGTAGCTTCAGCTGTTCGTCTCTCTCACGCTCTAAGTTTGCTTTGTGCCACTCAAATAGTTCGTTAATCTCGATAAACTGCGCCTTTGTAATTTCCAGCCGTATTCTGTCACGGCCTACGTGCCAACAGTTGTAACTATTAACTTTCATTACCTTACAACAGCACTGCGTGAATAGCGTACGCATAAGGTTTGTACGGCCTACCGTAAACGTGTAACGTTCTTTCTTGTCATTGTCCTGCATTTCCAGTAACTCTTCCGGCGTAATACCGTAGCGTTCACAAAGCCTTTTGATACCAGCTTTTGCAGCCTCAACTTCACCGCCGTAGCCACGTTCTGCCAGTGCTTGAAGTTTGCGTAGCTTTTCGCGCACACTTTCGTACTTCTCATTTGTCAGTTCCATATTATTGATACTTGCATTTGTTACATGTTATGAATATTGTTTGTCCGGGTACTCCTATTCTGTAAGGACACGGCGCATGGTGTCGTCTGAAGTGACAGCCAGTAGGCTTATAAGGTGGCCGCGTTTGCGGCCATTCCTTAAACTCAAATTCCAGTTGCACCGCTTTCATGCTTTCTTCACTTCTACTGCAAATTCGCCCGTGCTATCCATGCAGATAGTGTGGCAGACATTCCCCAGCAGCAGCAGCGTAAAAGACACTTCCAGCACTTGCTTTCTGCTTGCACATTCAAAGCGTTTCCAGCCCGGCTTCTCGCTGACTGGCAGCTTCACTACTTCACCATTTGTTAGTTTCAAAGTTTCCATATTTTCTTTTCTGTCTGTTAAGTGGTTATTTATTCTTTGTCAGTTCGCTGGCTGCTTCACTGAAGTTTCCTTTGAAGATGGTAGGCAGCGCGGCCAGTACGTCTTTCTTCGTCTTAAAGTGGATAACATTAGCGCGCTGACCTTTAGAAGTCGTCCAGCTGTATTTCTGTCTGCCGTCTACACTCCATAGCGTTACGTCCCAGCCGCAAAAGCTCCACGGCGCGCCAGCTATCACTTTGCCGTTTCTGTCGTATGCGCACCCGTCTTTCTTCATAATGCGCCGCGCACGTAGTTTATACTTTTCGTCATTACTGACTACTGCCAGTTCAAAGCCATTGTTATTATCTACTTTTGCCATTTCTTTTCTGTTTTATGTGGCCCAGCCGTGAAGCCGGGCCACTGGTTTGTTATTCTTCGTCTTCGTCGTCTTTCTCCAGTTCTGCGTCCGGGTTCTCTGACTTCCATACGCGAATACCTTTCTTCAGTCTTCTGCGGTCATACGCTATTTGCGCTTTCAGTCCGTCTAAGTAGTCATGCCAGCCCACTATTTCCCATTCGCCGTTAATGCAGACAGCTTTAACCGTAAACACGTTGCCGTCGGTAGTCACTTTGAAGCCGTTGGCGCGTTCTGTTATTTCGTATGGCACCAGCGGACTGAAGCCTATCACTGTGCTGTCTATTTCCGGCACGTCGTAGTCGCCAGTCATTTTAGCGTATGCTTCTATTTCTGCGTTGAAGTCTTCCACCTGCTTACGATACTTTGCCAGCAGGTTCAGCACTTTCTTTGATACTTCTTTCTTTGCCATGGTTCAAGTCTTTAGGTGGCCCGGTGTTTGGCCGGGCCGTAATTATTAGTAAATATGTGCTATTGCTATTGGTTCTCCCTCACTGTTCAGTGTTGCGCCTACCCATTCACTTACACAAAATGCACGGCAAACGTCTACTAATTCTTCAGCATGAAAAAACGTTCCAGTGGTGTTAGTCCGCTTTGGTGCTATTTCCACACTACTGCCGTCTTCATGTTCTTTGTCAATAACTACGGTAATAGTTACAGCCGTGGCTTCGGTTGTGTTACTAAGCAGGCTGCGAAGTGCTGCTGCTACCATTTTTGCTTTCTTTGCTTCCATAATCTTGAATTTTAGTTTGCTATTTGAATTATTTTTGTTATTTTTGCAGCGTGTTTTGTAACACGTTTTGAAATTCGTTTGCAAAGGTAGAACAAATTTTCTAAATAAAAGCACAAAGTTGCTAAAAATTTTGGAATAAATGTTCTATTTATAACAATTCTAAATAACAAAAGATATGGAAAGTATTGTATATAAACAATTTAAGGCGTTTTTCGATAGTTTGAATATTAGCGTAAACGCATTTTCTAAGCAAATCGGCCTGCCGCAGCGCACCGTGAATAACTATGTGACTGGCGAAAGAAGCCTTTCTATAGACTTGATAGAAGCCACTTTGCAAGCGTTCCCGGAATTGTCAGCTGAATGGCTTCTGCGTGGCCGTGGCCTCATGTATAGCGAAGATGTTAGCACGTCCGGGCAAACAGACAAAGAAGTAATAGCCCTGCGTTCTGAATTGAATGGCGTTTATAAAACGCTTCAGTTATTAGGCATAAGTTTGAAGCCCCAACAAAAGACGGCTGTTTAATTATTCCCTTATACCCTAAAAAATAAAAGTATTACCGCAAAAAGAAAAGTGATTCGTAACTATCCCAAACACAGCGACTTTCCCGGTTCGCTCTGTGGCCCCAAACGGGTCACATTGTAAATTTGAAGAATAACCGGGTATTTGCCCGGTTTTCTTTGTATTTAGGCACTTGCAGGCGTTTCAGCCTGCCTACTCTCTCACACTGGCAGCGGCCAAATTTATGCACCTATATGCACCAAACGGCCTGCCAGTATTACCGTAGAATTACTAAAATTCCCAATTATTACCGCAAAAGTATTACCAAACATGAATATTCCTTTAGTTGCCTACGTCTTTGACAGAAAAAAGCAGGCTTCAGCAGATAAGCCCGGAAAGATAGAAATACGCATAACCAGCGGCAAAGTGCAAAAGTATGTGGCCACTGGTATAAGCGTTCTACCGGGCTGCTGGCAGCGTGGTATGGTCGTGAATCTGCCAAATGCTGCCAGCCTCAACAATAGAATTAGTATTATGCGCCGTCAGATAGACAAATACATAAATGACTGCATGGAAAGCGGCGCGCCTATTGATATGTCGGCTTTTAAGTCGCTGGTTCGTGTAGATGATTCCGGCGACAACTTTTTAGACTTTGTGGCTGATAGGTCGGCCAGCCGGAATGTGCGCGCTGGCACCCGTGCGCGCTATGATGTCTTCAGTAATAACTTGATTCGCTACGGTCGTCTGCGCCGCTTCAGCGACTTAACGCCCGCCGCTATACTTGAATACGACGAATGGCTGCACCGCCAGACTATAGGCGACAACAGAAGCAGGAAAGTACGTGCCACGGCGCGCGATAGACAGCGGCTTTCTGATTCTGCCATATACAACTATCACAAGTGTCTCAAAGCGTTCTGCCATGATGCGTATATACGTGGTCTTATCCCGGAAAATCCATATAACAGACTGCCAGCAGACGCTATAAAGCGCGGCGATAGACAGACGGCTGACTATCTCACTGAAGAAGAAATGATGCGGATAGCTAACACGCCCATGCCCACGCCTACCATACAAATAGCGGCTGACTTGTTCGTGTTCCAAATGTTCACTGGCATGTCATACGCTGACATGGTGGCTTTCGACTTTAACGATTACAAGCTGGTAGATGGCCGTTGGATATATCACGGCCAGCGCGTCAAGTCCGGCGTGACATACTTCAGCCAGCTTTTGCCGCCTGCCTATGAAGTAGCAAAGAAGTATGACTTTGTTCTGCCAGTCATGGAAAACAGCCAGTATAATGCCATGCTGAAGCTGGTAGCAGCCGAATGTCAGCTAAAACGCCGTCTTTACTCTCATTTGGCGCGGCACACTTTCGCCACTTACATGCTTTCCCATGGCGCGCGTTTGCAAAACGTCAGCCGCATGTTAGGACACACCAACACTAAGCAGACACAAAGATACGCTGCCACGTTAGACGCAGACGTGCGTAAAGACTTCGACGCGGTGGCAGCGGAATTAACAAAGAGGCCGGGCAAATAGTCCGGCTTCTTTCTAATTTCTCTTGCAGGCGTTTTCTTCGCTGTTCTTTTCTTCCTCTGCCATGTCCTTGATGGTGTCGCAGACGCAGTGTAATTCGTTTTCAACCGTTGCGCCTGCCACGCAGTAGGCCAGCGCGAAAGCCTGCGAAGACTCTTTGCCGTCGTCACTCATGCCGTCGCCTAATATCATACTCATGCAGCCTGCAATAACTGCCGGGTCGCCAGTCTGCATGTGCTGGCACTCTCCGGCGTTCCAGTGAAGCACCAGCATAGTTTCCCCGTTCTTTTCAGCCTGCTTTAGCGCGGCTTCCAGTAGTTCTTTCGTGTTCATATCTATTTCTTGTTAATATTTCCGTTACTCACTGGCCTAACTTCTATGCGTCCGGCTGCTGCCATTCGTGCCAGTATCTTTGTAGCCTCGTCTTTCGGACAGCGCACACAATACTGCCGTATGTCTACACGCTGGCCATTCATACAGAAGCCGTCCGGCCTGCGTTCCAGTGTCACGTCTTCTTTGAATCTGAAGACTTCCAAATGCTTCGCGTCTTTGCCAGTCACATAGACGGCTCCTTTCTCAAACTTTGCTATTACCATATTTCTATTCTTTTGTTTGGTAGGTATATTCTTTCACGGCCACGGCCACGCCAGCAGCTTTCAGCGGTTCTATGTCAGCGACTTTTATATACGTCATTACACAGCCCTCTAACTTCATGCCCTCTGCCTCTGCTACCGTGATGCGCGCCGTCTTCACTACTGCCAGCACAGCTTTCACGTCATGCAAGAAAAGCGCGTCGTATCTGTCAGCGTCTTTGTGCTTCCAAAGCTGCACCGTGTCCGGGTTCTGCCGCTGGCCGCGCTGAAATTCCTGCATGACAGCTTCAGCGTCTATTTCTTCTGATACATTCTGCCGCCGCGTTTCAGCCTCAACAGCAGCAGCGTAGCCGTCGCCGTCACTGGCCTGCATGTCGCGCCGTATCAGTTCATTTATATAGCGGCCTTTGTTCTTTTGCTTATCCAGCCAGCCCAGCAGTTCGTTGTCTATCTTAAACAGACACGCTTTCTGACTGCTGCCGTTTTGTGATTTCTTTCTTCTTTCCATGTCTTCGTTCTATCAGTTAGCACAAAGTTACTAACTTTTCCACAAAGTATATACTTTTAGCCTGCAAAATTTGCAAAGTATATATAAAGCAGCTGGCCGACATTCACATGCCAGCCAGCAGACAGAAAAGAAATTTAAACTTAATTCGTATGAATAAAAGATTTCAGTAAATGTCTAAGCCCATAAAGCGCGCCTGCTATCACTCCCACTATGGCCAGCAGATTCAGCAGCCAGTTCTTTGCCGTGGCTCCGGCGGTCACTGGCTCCCGGTCTAAGCTGTCTGTCTTCTGCCAGTGGTTTTGCCGGGCGTTTATTGCCTCGTTTGTGTTTGTGTGATAGTCCAAACTTGCTAATTCTTCCGTTTTTGCCGCCTTTGCGGCCCGCTGGCGGCTTTTCTTTTGTCTTGTGAATAACTTTACACCCTTTGCGTTTATTTTGCCGTCAGCGGCTATTTCTACGCTTCCGCTGTCCGTCAGTTCAAACGTCAGCGTTTCCGTGGTGCTGTCTGTCTTCAGTTCCATGGTCTGTGTGGTCGTCTGCTGATTCCCTACGCTGTCAGTCTGCTGGTAGCTGGTAGCCTCAACACTGGCAGACGTGCCGCTTTCAGTCTTCACGGCGTGTTTCTTACTGGCACAGCCTGCCAGCAGCAGCGCGGCCAGTAGTATGTATGTGGCTTTCTTCATGCGCTTTCGATGTATTTTATTATTCCATCAACGTGAAGCCGGGCCAGTACGTGCCTGCCAGTGTCGGAAAGCAGAAAGTCCACGTCTTCTTTATTGTCTTGGAATAAGTTTTCTGTCAGCACTGCCGGGCAGTTCGTGTGCCGTAGCACATACAGCCCGGCTTCTATGTCGTTGTCGCCGTCTGTCATGTCACGCCGGATAGGCTTCTGCACCTTTTCCGTGGCCGGGAATGTGGCAGCGTATGGCTTCAGATTCGCTTCAGCAGCAGCGTACAGACATTCAGCCAGCATGTCGGCTTTTGTCTTCCCTACACTTGTGTAGGCACTCCAGCCGCGCGCTTTAAGCCACTGGCCTGCTGCTCCGGCTGCATTGACATGGATAGACACATAAATGCAGTTCTGCGCCTTGAATAGCTTGCAGGCAGCATTTACAAACTTTACCCTATATTCCAGTTCGCGCTGCTGCTGGCCTTTGGCCGTAGTAGCCTGCATGTCCTTACACGGTGTCATGTCTTCATAGTCTACCATGACATGATAGCCGTAGGCTTCCAGTTTTTCTTTCACGTCTGCCACCAGTTCCCGGCTGTAGGCATATTCTTTCAGCCTGCCGTCCGGGCTGCATTTGCCCGGTGTCGTGGCCAAATGCGCCGTGCCTAATATGATTACAGCTTTATTCTTCTGCATTTTCTCCTTTGTGTTTTTGGTCGTACCGTTCTATCAGTTCTGTGATGTGTTCCGGCATAAGCCGCTTCAGTTCCAGCCTAATGACTAAGTAGATTACCCAAAGCCCCTTGTTACGTGGATAGGCTATTACTAAGTTCTTGAAAGCGTTCTGCAAATACACGTACATAATGACATACGTCAGTACCTTTGTGGCATACACAGCTGCCGTGCCGTCGCCGCATAGCCATACTACGCCGTGAATCAGCCAAAGTATGACTATATACAGAATCAGTTCTACCAGCGCGCCACGCAGTTTTTTCATGCTGAATTTCTTACAGCGGAATATTACCACGCCGTCGGCCCTCATGCCTGCCCATATATTGAAAGAGGCTACCAGTATCAGTGCCACCACAAATTTGTTTGTCGGCATGATAGCCGCAAACACTGGTGCAAGAAAGCCAGTCACTATAGCGCGAATGTGTTCGCTGTTTACTATTATCCCGTTCATAACTTCTTAGCTTTTATAAATCAGCTGGCCGTCTTCTGTCAGTTCAAAGTTTTCTGCCATGCCGTCCACTGTCAGCCCCATTGTTTCCGGGTCTATGGCAAAGTTCGGCCATTCCACGGTCTTCACGCCCAGCGTAAAGTTCACCATGTCTTCGGCCTCGTCTTCGCCGTCTGCGTCAGCCTGCCAGTTCACTACTTCTATGCAGTCTTCTTGTGCCAGCCTTATAGGTAGGTCGCCCAGCTTTGCCGTCAGTTCTATGCCGTAGCAGCCGCAGCAGACAGACGGCGGCACTATTCCCGTCACGTCGTTAGCGTCGTCGTCTGTCGCCACTACTGGCACGTCATAGCCGCCGCCCGTGCTGGTAGTCATACGCAGGCGTATTTCTGCCATGTCGCACACGGCCTTTGTCGTGTCCGCCACCTGCACGTTTATATATTGGGCGTTGCCTCTGACGATTTTTTTCATTTCTCCGTTAGATTGTGAATGTTAGCTTTTCCGGGTAGCCTGCCGTGAAGTCGTAGTTAAGAATTTCTTCCACGCTCATAGTTAAGTCGTCTATGGCGCGTAGATGGCTGCTGGTGGTGTTGTAGCACTTCACGGCGTACACTTCCAGCTCTTGCAGCATGGCCAGCAGCTTTGCACAGTCTATTTCCGGCGACATATCATATTCGCGCACGTCCAGCTTGTATGCGCCTTTCTTCGCGCTTTTCCATGCTGTCACGCTTTCGCGTATCTGTGTGCGCTTTGCCACTGGCAGCCAGTAGGGAATAGTTATGCCGCTGGCCTCAACATTGAAGTTAAACTGGTTCACGGCCTCGCTGGTGTCGTAGTCGTTAATAGCCTGCTGCATAAACTGGCGCGCTATGGCCCGCGCGTCCGTTTCGTCGGTTTCCAGTTCTATGTAGTCGGCCATATACACTATGCGCGGCTGTGGTTCCTCACCCTCTCCGGCCTCGCCGGGTTCCTCGCGCTCTGTCTGATTGAAATAGACGCGCTTCACGGTCTTACCGTTGCGCGTGGCCACCGTCTGCACGTCCGGCTGGCGGCTGCTGGCTTCGTCTTTCTTGTAGTTCATGTTCTATTATTTTAAGTGGTTCTTTCTCTTTTTCGTTCAGCGCGGCAAAGTAATAGTACCCGTCGCGCTTTCTGATTATTTTTGTATAGTGTGGCAGCTGGTCTTCTGTGCCTTTGATGGTCGCCAGCAGCTTGTAGCCCTCTGCCATAAGTGGCCGCGCCTCTATCGCGCCGTCGTTCAAGTAGTACACTTGCGCCACCAGCATTTGCTTTCCGGCGTTCTGCTGGCTGGCCACTATCTCAAAATGGCAAATCAGCAGCGGCTTGTATAGCAGTTCCGCGCAGTAGGCGCGCTTTCCTAAATACTGGTGCTTTAGCAGCTTTTGCCCCCTCGGTGTCGATAAGTCCATGTAGCGGATATTTGATTTTGTTTTCTTCACTGCGCATGTCAGGCGCGGTTTTCAGTATCTTTTCCAGCTTTCTGTGTCTGTTCTTTCGCCGCTGCCTGCGTCTTACTTCGGCACGGCCCACGGCCAGCATGTCGAAAAATTCTGTGTAGTTACGCTTCCAGTAGCTTATTAGGTTTGACACGTCCAAATCCCGTAGGCTTCCCGTCACGCCCGCCCAGCTTTGCAGCGCGGCTTCCGGGTTCCAGCCCTCACGTATGCGCTTTTTCATCATGGCTTCTACTCTGCGTCTGCTGACACGTCGTAGCCATGCCCGGCGGCTGTTTATCATGGCACCCAAACACTCAAAGCGTTCTTTCTCCACGTTCAGCACGCGCCAGTTTCTCTTTAGCGTCTGCTTCATGTCGTTTTCCACATGGTCACGCAAAGCGCGCATAGCCGTGTGTAAATAGTTCGCGTCTTTATGAATCATGTATTTGTCGTCACAAAAGCGGTAGTAGCGGCGCACCTTGTACGTCAGCAGCAGAAGCCAGTCAAGTGCCGAATGGTAGACGTGGCCCAATATATTGCTGCTTGGCAGTCCTAAAGCCATGCCCACGTTTCCCACGCGCTTCAGATTCACTTCTGACAGCCAAAGCAGCCACTTGTCTTTGATGTGCGCGGCCAGCGTCTTCAGCAGCACTTCGTGATTCGTCGTAGGGTAGAATTTGGCCGTGTCGCCAGTTCCTACGAATAAGTCGCTACGGTGCCGTACTTTCCTTATGATTTCACGCCGCATTTCGTGCTGTCCTTTACCCTTTATGCTGCCGTAGCAGTTTCCGGCTATAATGTGCTTCTTTTCCATAAACACATACTGAAGACAGTCAAAATACAGCACGTCTACTATAAGTTCTTCTGGCTTGCTGGCATATATGATTCTGTGTTTGTTGTTCTCTTTCTTGTCGAAGATAATAAACGCGCGCGGCTTCCATACCATATAGCGTAGCTGGTAGTAAAGCCGCGTCACGTTTTCTTCTAAATCAGCTAACCATTCGTGCCATGCGGCGCGTATCTCGTTAGTCCATTCCTTTTGCTTTTCGGGCCTATTCAGATACTCCACTATTAGCAGTATTCTTTCGCGTGTCAGAAATTTCTTCCGCACCATGCCCACTTTCTTTGTCATTTTTAATGCTTTGCTAATTGGCGGCACCATTTCTTCGTTCGGACTTATTCCCGCGCCGTCCTGCCAGCCTTTGCCAGCCTACTGCCGCGCGTTTGCCTACTTGCTGTCGTTAAGTGCCTAATTTGATTGTGCAACCTTTGGCACCGTTCCAAATTCCGTGCTTCTATTTTGATACATATTTCCGGCTGTGTGACATAACAGCTGGCCATTAGTTCACCGCCCGCGTTGGTTCCAGTTCGCGTTCCCAGCAGAATTGTTCGCATTCCGAGCAAACACGCCACAATTCGCGCCGTTGTTCGAGTTCCCACCAGCGGGCCGGAATTTGGCCCGTGCGCGTATCAAGCCACGCGCTGCTAACTCTTTGTCAGAAGACAGACGGCGCGCCCGGCCATGCAAACCGGGTCGCCGTTCATCTTTTCATCTTGGCTTCGCCGCCTACGGCGTTCATCTACTTTCATCTGTTCAAAGCACACCGCCCGCGTAGGTACCAGTGCGCGGCCCCAGCAGAAACGGACGCACGCCGAGCAAACACGCCACAAAGCGCGCCGTTGGTAGAGAACCCACCAGCGTAGAAGACAGTACCGCCACCAGTATGTAAATACTGGCCGTCCGTTATGCCGCTACTACTGCTGCCGCCTAATTCCTCTGCCATGCCAAAGAAGCCGATATTTTTCGGATATTGCCAGCCGTCAGCCTCAACTTGCAAGAAGTCTACTTCTATTTCGGCGTTAGCGTCGCTGACGGTTACGGCGGCGTTGGCCTTTACGTCGTCCATGGTCATTTTGGCTTTTCCGTTTGCTGTGAATTTCCAGCCTGCGCCCCAAAGCCACTGCTTGCCGTCTATGGCGTTTTCACAGTACATGAATCTGTGGCCACCGCCCACGGCTCCACATGCTTCAGTCAGCGTGTCCGTGGTTCCAGCCACCCAGTTTCTTGCAGCCGATTCGCTGCCGCTGTTCATCTGCCCGCCACGCTTTGTGGCCACGTCGAATGACTTGTAGTAGGCCACTTGCAGCCAGCCAAACACAATAATCTCCCATGCCGTCCAGTTCAGCAGATTTGCGTTTGTGGCTACGGTCATGCTGTGAATGTTGTTTGCGCTGAAAGTGCCAGTGGGCTGACTGTTGCCAGCGGCACAGTCCAAAGTGCTGCCGTCTTCGTTAAACGTCAAGTCGTAGCGGCCCATGCACTTGTTCGCGTTCTTAAACCAGCGGTAGAAGCCGTTAGGACATTCTTTGTCTAAGTTGAAATAGACGGTCATTGTGCGGTCTAAGAGGTTCACGAATGGCGCGATATTGATATTTTGCAGTTCCACCAGCTGCAAGTAGTCGTTCTTGTCAGCCGTGGCATAGTGGCTGTTCGTGCCGTCGTCGCGCTTCTGCCAGTTCTCGTTACTGGCCACGCCTGCCGTGTTCTTCAGATAGGCAAAATCCGTGAAGTCTTTCTTAATCTCGCACGGCTTGCCGCTGGTTTCTACCCACGTTTTGAATTTCTCATACAGTGCCGTGTTGCCCACTATCTCTATGGTCTTCACGGTGTCGTCCATGCTCCAGCGTATGCCAAAGCTGGCCAGCTGTAGCGTCTGAAGTTCGTTGGTCACTTTGGCGGCTATCTCTGCCACGGTGCCAGTGATTACTTGCGCGTTGTGGTTCGCGCGTTCTGCTGCCTCATTAGCGGCCTGCGTGGCTGCTTCACACTCTGCCACGGCCTGCGCCGTCGGCTTCAGTACGCCCGTCTGCATGTCCACGCCCAGCTGCCAGTCGTTTGATGGTGTCTGCTCACCGTTCACGATGGTAGGCAGCAGCGCGCGGTTCGGCTCGTCTTTCTCTGCCGTCTTCTGCCCGGTCTTCGATACCCACCAGTTTCCGTAGTCGTCTTGCACGGCTTGATTCACGTAGTAGCCGCGCGTACTGTCGAATTTTCCGCAAAGCCTAATGCCTGCAAATCCTATTAAAATTCTCATGTGCTTAAATATTTAAGTGGTTTACTAAAAGTTCACGTATAGCCCGCCGTCTTCTGCCATTTCGTAGCGGCCTGCGTCACTGGCGGCACTCTCCACATACACGGCCATGGTCGCCGGGTCTACGTCGAAGTACGGGAAAGTCGTCGGTATCATGGCCGATATGTTGGTGACTTCATAGCGGTTTTCTTCTGCGTTCCATATTCTCCAAAAGCCGTCGTATTTGTCAAAATATGGCGGATGGTTTGCGTCGTTTGTAGCCTCAACACATGCAGCCGTAGCGGCTTCTGTCTGCTGCCTGGCCGTGTTCACGCGCTCTACGGCTTCTGCCGTTTGTGCGTTCCCGGTTCGCTCCATGTTCTCTATGGCCGTCTGCGTTTCGCTGCTGTTCTCTGCTATGGCAGCGGCCAGCTGTTCTTCAGCGCGCCGCACAAATTCGCTGGTGGCCGTCTGCGTGGCCGTGGTGGCTTCGGTGGCCTGCTGTGTGGCCGCTTCCATGCGCTGTAGCTTCACGTCTGCGTCTGCCAGCTTTTGCGTCACGTCTGCCACGGCCTGCTGTGCCGTCTGTGTCGCTGCCTCTGCCTCGCCTTTGATGTCATGCACCTGCGCGGCTGCGTTTTCAGCGGCCTGCGCTGCCGTGGTGGCCCGTGTTGTGGCTGCTTCGGTGGCTTCGGTGGCTTCGGTGGCCTGCTGCGCGGCCTGCTTTGCTTCCAGTGTGGCAGCGTCGGCACGGCCCACGGCTTCAGTGGTGGCACTGCTGGCTTCAGCAGCAGCGGCGCGCGCGCTTGCTCCGGCGGTCTGTAGCTGGCTTTCTGCGTTGGCAGCTGTTTTCTTCATGGCCGTGTCAGCCTGCCATGTGATTTCTGTTATAGCCTGCTTGCAGTCTTCAGTCACTTGCAGCGCACTAAGCGCGGCTTCAGTGGCAGCTTCAGCACTCTTTCCAGCCTCAAAGCCTACGGCCTGCGCTTCCCCGGTAGCGGCTACAGCAGCTTCTTTGGCCTGCGTAGCTTCGTGTGTGGCATTGTCAGCGTTGTTGGTGGCTGTCTGTGCCGCTGTCACGGCTGCGTTCACGGTGTCTGCTGCCGTGTCTGCCGTCTGCTTTGCTTCTGCGGCCTGCTGTGTGGCCTGCTGTGCCTCTGATAGTGCCTGCTGTGCGTTGGCCAGCGTCGTGCTGCTGGTTCGTGCTGCCGTCCGGGCTTCTGCTGCCGCGTTGTTAGCGTCGGTGGCAGCGGTCTTTGCTGGTTCTGCCAGCTTTTCTATTGGCACTACTACCATTTCAGTGCCTACATAGCCGGGCAGACTGCCCACGCCGTCCAGTGAATCCACTACACGCAGTTCCGGCACACTGTCGGCCTGCCCTCGCAGTGCCGCCAGCACTTCGTTTACTATTTGTTGTTTCTCTGCTGCTGTCATGGCTTCTTTGCCCTTTGGTATCTATATATTATTATTCTGCCGTTTCTGCCCCCTTGGTGTCAGCCTCAACGTCTGCCAGCTGTGCTTCCAGTCCGTCTATGAAGCGCGGCGTACACAGTTCAACAGCAGCGGCGCGCATGGTTTTTATTTCCTTGTCGTCGTACTCTGTCGGGCCGTCAGACTTGTAGATTTTTTCTGCCAGCACTTTAGCGGCTATGCCCGGCACATTGTTATAGATGGCGTCAGCAAATGATTCGCTTACGTCGCCAGTGATTTTCTTTTTGCCTGCCACGCCGTCCGGCATGGTAAACTGCTTAAAATTGATTTTCTTCATATTGTTTTCTTTTTTTGATGATGTATTTAGTCCATGCGTAGTGCCTGCGTTCTTGCAGGTAGTAGCGGCTGTATTCCCAGCCGTATGCCTCGCGCTCAAAGCTGATGGCCCTATAGGCTTTGTGGCCGTTCCAGTAATACAGCAGCTTCAGCAGCCATTCCAGCACGTACAGCACATAGAAGCCCACGTAAAGCAGTTCTTTCATTTGTGCTACGTGAATGGCCTCATGGTTCATGTCTTTTTCTTTCATGCTGAAGCCTTTGCGCACAAACAGCAGGCCAAACAGCATAATGGCTTTGTAGCCTTTGAATGGAATAATGTTGTTATAAATTACTTTCATGTTATCTGTAGCTTGATAATAGTTTGTATCTGAATTTCGGATATTTCATTACGGCTATCATAAGCACGTCGCCTTGCTCCATGCCGTATTCTGTTTCTTCGCCGTCATTGTTGTCGAACACTGAATTTAGCTTTATAGTGCTGGTTCCAGTTTCAGCTATCACCGTGAAGACATAGCAGAAGTATGTCGGTAGATTATTTAGTCCAAACTTTGAAGCTATGCTGGCTTCAGTCGGTAGCGTCACGATGCTGCTGCTGGTAGCGTACAGCAGAAAGACAGTGTGCTGGCTCAAGTCTATGGTGTAGCTGCCACCAGTGAAAACGATACGCTTACACTCTGTGCCATATACTGCCGTGGCACGAATAGCGGCGTTTGCGCTTATAGCGTAGTTCTTCGTGCCACCGCTCACGCTTATAAACAGCCCGTAATTGGCCACGTCAAAGCCGTAGCTGGCCGACGTGTTCACTTTATTGTTCACGATACGGCCCACTGCGTTAAATGCACCGCCTACGGTAGCCGGTATTACGTCGTTTCCCAGCATGGCATAGCTGACGCTGTCACCCACCCTAAAGAAGTTGTCATAGATGGCCAGCCCGCCACCGTTGCCGCTGCTGGTGGCCGTACTGCCTATGCGCCCGGTGCCTATACTGAAGCCGCCTATCTGTCCGGCTGTGGCCTTTATTGTTCCCTCAAAGGTGCTGTCGCCAGTAACTTTCAGATTCTTAAAAGTGGCCTGCTGTGCGTCTATGGTCTGTGCTTTGATTCCGTCGGCCACTATCTGCTTCACATTCAGCACGGCCATGTTCACGTAGCCGTCTTCTATCAGCATGGCCGTTTGGCCTGCTTCGTTCTGCACTCTGAAATTATTGCTGGTCACGGTCACTTCGCCGTTCTGAATGTCTATGCCAGTGGCCAGTAGCCCACACTGCTGCATGATGTCTTGCACTGACGGGCAAACGCCGCCCGGCACCACGCCCACGGCCCATATATCCCACGTTCCCATAACGCAGTTTATACCTATGGTTTTGCTGTCCGTGCCGCTGGTGGTGGCCATAAGTCCTTTCACTATCTGCCGCGTGGCATAATACTTTCGCCAGCCGTTGCCTAAATCCGTGAAGTCTGCCGTGGTGGTGTCTACTGCATTAACGTTTTCGTCACCGCCACCAAATCTTAGCTGCCTGCGGCTGCTGCCCTCTTGTATTCCGTAGCCGTTCACACAGCGGCATATCACAAAGAAAGTGGCCGTCTTCCCTATCAAAGAGGCGTAGCCGTCGCTGGCAGTATGAAACAGCTGCCAGTCGGCGTTAGTGTCATGCGTGATGCGCACGTATGCCCCAAAGGTCGGGTCTTCGTTGCTGTACTGCATGGCTACGCAGTGTGTTTTCTGTTCGTCGTTTTCCGTGTAGCTGTCAAAACGCGCGTCTATGGCCCGTGGGTTTGCTATGTAGTTTTTCCAAAGCAGCTGGTCTTCTACGCCCGGCACCCATGGCGTTGCCGTGTCGCCTTTCTCCAGCTTGTACCAGTTCACGGTCACGCCGTAACTGCGCGTTCCTGCGCTGCCGCTGCCGCCCTTGTAGGACAGAAAGGCCATTATCTCATACATGGCCGTCTTGTCAGCCGTGAATGTCACGCTTTTGGTCTGCGCGTTGCCGCTGTTGTAGTTTATTTCTACGGAATACGACGGGCTGCACCAGTCGCCTACGTCCTGCGCGTTTCCGGCCTGGCAGTCAGCCTCAACGGCATAACGGTAGATAAACACACGCAGGCACATATTATAATAGTATGCCATGTATGGCACCACGCCACTGACAGAAAGTGTGTACTGCTGCCCAGCTGTCAGCCTTACGGCGCGCTTAGCAAAGCCGTACAGCGTAGACGTTTCGTTAATCAGTGAAGACGCTAACAGATTTCTGCCGCCTTGATTATCCAGCACTTTGCTTATTTTCGCGCTAATGCTGCTGGCTGTCTGTGTCAGCTGTGTGCCAGTGGCATAGTCATTTTCTATGGTCGTCACACGGCTGCTGATTCCCGTTGCCGTCTGTTGCAGGCTGCTTATTTGTGAAGTGTGGGTGCTGGCAGTGGTCTTCAGTGTGCTAACGTCAGAAGTTACATTGTCAGCGGTCACTTCCAGCGTTCCCACGCGCTGCGTCAGTCCGTCTATGTTGTCACTATTGGTTTCCACCGTGGCCGATATGCTGCTAAGACTTTGTGACAGTGTGCTGATGGTCTGCGTATGACTTTTAGATGTTGTTTCCAGTGAAGACACGCGCCCGGTTATCCCCTCTACGCTAACTTCCAGTGAAGCGGTTCTTTCTGTCACTGAAGACACGCTGCCGTTAAGTTCGTCTATTTCTTCTGTGTGGCTGCTGACGGTGGCACTGATTCCGTCCACGGTGGTTTGTAGTGTGGCTATCTTCGTACTGTTGCCGCTGGCCGTGGTTTCCACTGCACTGACACGCTGCGTTATGCTGTCAGCAGTCACTTCCAGCGTTCCCACGCGCGTAGCTATGCCGTCTGCCTTTTCGTCTACGGCGGTCACGCTGGCTTCTATCTTTCCGGCGCGCACTTCCAAAGCAGCTATCTTCGTACTGTTGCCGCTGGCCG